GTACAGGTAGACGGCTTTTCTAAGTTGAGCGCGCCACTTATCAATATCTCCGGTCATAAGTTTCCATCCGATTAAGGATGCAAGCTGTGGAAGAAATTCTCCGGGGCACCTTTCAATATCTATTAAATTTCCCAGGTCCTCAATAGTAGAATTAACATCATAAAATCCGAAACTAATCGCTTGTAGGAATTTTGTAAAGGCTCCACCTTCCAGCTGTTTAGGGGTGAACGTTCCATGATCTATAAACAAGGTTAAGTAATCATCTAAAGTTGTGGAGCTTTCATCATTGGGGTTGTACCATACATGTAACAGTGTTTCAAGATTATCCCATTGCTGCGTTCCTGAGGTGTGAATACTTCCAGAGACTTCGGAATCTGCGTTAGAGAAGTGGCTAGGAATATAGGAATAAAACTGAGTGCTTAAATCTCTATTAGTCCATAGATATTTAAAGAGTAAAGAAACTCCCTCCTTTTCAGTCAAAGTATCTCCTTCCCATAACTTAGAAAGATATTTAACTAATAAGGTTGAAGGATTGGTTCCACCCCCTAAAGAGGTAGTAGTATTTAGAAGATAGAACCAGGATAAGGTATCTATTAAATATTGGTGGGTAGTTGCTGAGGTAGTTACCGTGGGGTCTACAGTTGCTGAAACACCTGTGGTAAAGGTAGTAGACGGGTTATTTAAAGATATAAGGGGAAGGAGGACACCTGATAGATAAGTTTCAAACTCTACTTTAGATGTAAAATCATTTAAGGATCTTCCCAAAGGCTTTAAAATCTTTTCATTAAACACGTAAGGACGTACATTAGTTAGGTTATTTCGAGGAATAAATTTCTGCTGCAGTGATGAAACATGGGTCGAACTAACTGGGATAATATTATCTATATTATCCACTACATTTAAAACTTTACCCAAAGTAGAATATAATATATCCTCTTCGGTTCCAAACATTGCGTAATCCGTATCCTTATATAAATCAGGAGTTATATTACTAATTACATCAATATAATTATGTTGATATAGAGTTTTATGAACTTTACCGAGTCCATCCGTTCCTGTCCTTTTAACCATTATTTATACGTATACTACTTTTATTTGAATATTATTCAGTTGTAGAATTTCATTGAAATTCAATTTAACAACATTTTTTATATTATCTATTGACGAAAATCTAATTTCAGCTATTTCAAATAACGCTCTATTTAACTCATCAATTTTAAGATCTTGTCCAAAATCTTGCGTATCTAAATCAAAGAATTTTAACATAGCTCTAGTGGCTTTTGCTTTAATGTCTGCCTCAAATATCTTGTGTGGCTTATCTAAGTAAATAGTTGCCTCCAAATCTAAAGTTCTAACCAAACCATCTACAATAGTAATTTCATCAGTTATCATTTTATACTCGTTTAAGTATGTTAACAAATCCTGTTTATATGCGATAGACGCTCTTTCTACTTGAGTCTTAAACCCTGCAACTTCTGCGCCAAATGCTACTACATAAATATCTATCATATTACTTCCGGCGCCGGAGCTGCGTAGAACGGCTTGAGCCTTACCAGATTTTCCAGCGCTGTTCGTAAAGTGGTTAGCGAATGCGGTATAGTCCTCCCCCGTCACAGCTCTGTACTGAGTTTTAAAGAAGTAAGGTCCGTATTTTTTAGCGTGCTCCACAGTTTCCGATTTTGAGCCGCCTGTAGCCATTCTAGGGTTTGAGATATTTACTACGCTAACGACTCCAGCTACTGTGGCAGGAGTCTTTATACCTATAGAGTTGGATATTATATTTCCCCTGTCACCTCCTCCAGTTCTATAATATACGGTATAACTAGTTCCGGGCTCTGGAGACCTACCCCGTTGGTTATCTCCAAAATTTAAAACAGCGGAGTAATCATCCAGGTAGGTTTTACTAAACACCTTAGAAGTTCCATCCGCTAGAAATATATTTTCTATCTCTTCGTAGATATCCCCATTACTTAGCACTACTGTAATACTTCCCTCTGTAATAGAAGGGGTTTCTAGTTTAATAGATTGTATAGTACTTCTATTAGAAAAAGTTCCGGTTTCTTTTTGGGCTATACCTTCTAGTAAAATTAAATTAGAAAAGTCTGCGCCTGCTGCGTTTAAAGATTCCGAAGGGATCAATGTGATCGAATCTTGTCCCAAATCTATATTTCCAGTACTGTCTACCTTGTACAGCGCAAATGAGAGCATTCCGGAATCCTTGGTACTAGGGATTGAAAAGGTTCTATTGGAGTGATTAATAACTATACTCTGACCTCCTGATATTTCTTCTCCTGTTTCTACTAAGATACGGGCTCCTGCTTTAGAGCTGATAGGACCTTTCATCTTTATCCCAATAAGTTGTAAGAGTTTTCTTAAATTTTCAGGAGTTTTAACGGATGTAATGAAATTCTCATTTGCTACCATATCAGTTTTATATGATAACACACTAGACATATAAGCAAACATCTCTACTAACATTATACCTAAATCTGATTCTGCAAAGCTATTATATTCGGTAGGATATATAGCTTTTAAGTATTTCAATAAAGCCTCTCTAGACTCCTCGAAATCCGATATAGAGTAATCTATTAAACCGGCTTTGGCTTTGGGAGTTAAAGTTCCAAACTTTAAAAAGTCTGAGGTTACAGTACCATCAAAAGCACTTACGTTATAGGTTCCTTTTATGTTTTGCATTAGATTACGATGTTTAAGGTTTGAGGGGTGTAATGTTCCCCTATTAGTTGAAAGTTCAACATGATTGAGATCGTATTAAGATTACTAGACCTAGTTGTAGTGTCCCACGAAACCTTTAAATCTAATATGTCCACTTCAGGGTGGTACTTCTTTATAACATTCCCTAGCTCCGCTCTTAGGTTTGAAACCTTAGCTGCTGTCATAGGCTCGAATACGGATTCCCGTAAGGACGTACCGAATTCAGGACGCATAACCCTCTCACCTTTACTGGTTAGAAGTAGTTGCTTTAATCCTGACATTGTTGTCTGAACTCCATCGGTTTTAGTGAAGAACCCTCCTAGACCATCTACTACTGGGAAAGCTAGCCCGTAGAATGAAGGTATCTTAGATGTAGTTAGTAGGTTAATATTTTCCATGGTTATGAGAGTTTAATGTTCTTGAAGAAGCCTTTCTGGGCTTTAAAATTGGTACGCACTTCATTAATAGATAGGGCTTTAGAGTATAGTTTAAAACTTCCCAATAATCCATCTAGTCCACTAGAAGGGGAGGGGTTAGCCCCACTTCCAAGGTCTGGGGTGTGTTGTGATGAGTTAGGGGCTCCATAATGTTTGTTGGTGTTATAACCTAAAAATCCAGGGTCGCGAGTACCTAGGAGACTCCCTCCATAGTTTGTTCTAGGTATGGAATCTGAAAATCCTCCCCCTAAAATCCAGGGGGTAAATCCCAGCCCGAGAGCATTAACTCCTACGTTTGGACCATCATTCCCAACAGCTTGCCAACTAGAAATTAGATCAACTCCTGACATAGTGAATGATGGTATATTTATAGATTCAGCCTCCTGCATATCGAAAGATGTTTTAATACCTGAAGATTTAAGTAAAACTCCATCGGCGTATATGTTAAGATTGCCAGTATTATAATCAAATACTACAGCCATGTGTAAAAAAGTTCCACTTGCATCCACAATACTTTTACCTTCTAACTCAATCGAGCTTGCTACTGTAACCCCTAATTCAACATTATCTACATCCTCAGCAATAACTATACTATGACCGTACTCACCATCATTCCTGTTCTGGGACACAGTGGGCCATATTCCAAATTCTAATCCTTGAGGGGTGGTGATTCCCCCTTTATCCCTAAATCCCATAACCATTCCGTGAACCTTTGAAGTATCTAATAGACCGTTTAGTAAAGTTCTAGAAGAGTTTACAGTTAACTGGTAAGTTCCTGTGTTTTGATTTCCTCCTGAGTTTTCACAGCCTGCTATTAATTTATATCTATGGGAATCAGTAAAGGTTAAGTCGGGCACATGTACCCAGAAATCAAAGGATACCCCTCCACCTTTCTCAGTCGTTGGATTGTAGTGTCGGTTAGCAGGGTAGAATAAGTTATTAATGTCCTGAGTTAAGTGGTTTTGGTTAACACCTCCAGGGGTGACATTATTAGGAAGTCTTACAAAGGTCCCTGAGGTACCAGTTAACTTAGGTATCGCAAGCCCTGAAGGAAACACCGATGCCGTTGAAGTTCCTACTAATTGCCCGTTATACACGTCAGATCTGTTAGGACCTTCATCCACTACATGAAAATCTGAAGAAGATGCGGTAGTTACTTTAGGACTTAAAAAATTATAATTAAGAATCATTCCTGATTGTACTACAGAATTTGCAAGTGAGAGGATAGTATTTGATGTGGCTGACACGTTGGAATCGCCATCCATATAAGGGAATACACCTTCGTCTATAGGAGATAGTGTAAAATTATCTAAATACGAATAAGGT